AAACCAATTCCACATTTGAGGAGAAGACTGTTGAACGTAAAGATTATCAAAAGTTACAGTTACACTCTCAGGAGTATACTTGCCTGGGTAGTACATCTTATCGTTAACACGATCAACTACTATGTCTTCAACAGTGACATTGATCGGAGACACCTGTTTCGCAGCTAAAGTAAGACTATCTCCCAAAGACGGATCCGGTAAGCCAGTAAATCTAACTTCAAATTGATAGGCTCTCACCGAATCAATACTAGTTGAAATTATCGGCAGGTCCTGACCCGCACTAAATTCTCTGTTGGCATTTTCTTTATAAAAACTTGGCATGATTATTATCCGTTAATTGTAGCCGATTGGCTTGTGAGGTTGACCTCAAAGACGATCGTTTCAGCAGCCTTGGTGGGTTTAATTGTAACCGAGCACCAAAGCTCATTCCTATCAACTCTTAATGGAGTGTTCGTTGTGGAGTCACACTTGACAGCACCCTCAACAATAGCTCTTCTGGCAATTAAATCACTGAGGAATGGATTGATGACATTCTCAAGGTTTTCCCAGGTAAACTGATCGTTTGGCTCAAACTGGAATGGTTTGCCCAGTTGTAGGAGAGTTTTTCTTATGAAGATCATAAGTCTTCTAACGTTAACTCTATCAAGAGCCGTAGGTGTTCTTTGAGTTGTTTTTTGTCCAAAGATTACGATACCACCTATCGGATCTTTAGTGACCGGGTTGATAGCGTTTGAGTATAGGGCATCTCTATCACCTTGGTTAGTTGCCTTTTCTGTATCGGTAGGCTTGGTTAGACGACCTCTGTTTAGACCAGCGGGAGCAAACCAGGGATCCGAAACAGCATCTGTAAAGACACATTGTCTTGCAGCAAAGATAGAGGGGTCAAACCATTCTTCAGCAGCAGCAAAGCTATTAAACACTTGAACCCAGGGCCAATAGGCAGCAGCATAAGAAGAGTTCACAGCAGCAGTTCTAATACCCTTGCCGTTTATCCAATCTATTGCATCTTGAGCTTCACCGATAGCGTATGGTGGAGCAATTAAAGCTAAGAAATTCTTCGAGCTTTCACCTAAAGTAATAAGCTCATTTTGAACATTGTCATCCGTTATTCCTGGGATGACAGCAATGGAGATGTTTAACGAATCATCATCAAGAGCATAGATACCTGTCTTGGTAGCAGCACTGCCGATTATGGCTGACTCCGTTGAACTGTCTGGTTGATCGACGACACCATCAACAGTTTCTGAGGTATAACCACTGTCTCCACCAGCTAGGCCAAAAGTGCCAGCAACTGGTTTAACAAATCTTGGGGTTGCTTCTGTCTCTCCCCCCATCTCTACAGGAACCTCAAGTTTGTCTGAAATTACGTCGGGGAATCCTGTGTAATCAGTGACGAAATCACTAGAAACTGCGTTGACATAAATGTATTCTGATTGAGCGTTAAGTTCATCATTTTGAAGAACAAATTCAAAGAAGTCTTGTGCAGAAGCAGCTAAAGAACCAATAAATCTCTCTGCTTGAGATCCTTCGTTGTTTACGACAAGTGTATCTTTAACCGAGTTGTTAATGATTTCAATTGAAAGACCCTGCGTGGACCCATCTCTCAGAGCACTAAGGTTGTAGCCAGCACCAGGGTAAAGGCTGTAGGCCTTCAGAGTCACATCAGTTATCGAGGAACCCTCTACTTGAACGCTAGAAAATTGAGTGATCTGATCAGCATCTATGGATGAGGCTTCGCCATCGTAAATAATGGGAAGGAATCTAAATCCAGAGTTAGCAGGCGTTTCATCTCCGTGAACACTGGAAACTTCTAACGCCGCTCCCGAGCCAGCAAACTTAGATGCTAAGAATAATGTATCACCATCTTGTCCAGCATACACAGGTTGATCATCAAATATATTAGGATCAAAGCTGTTGAAAAGAATATCTTTAGCTGTCGGGAAAGTTGTGCTAGATACAGGAAGAGTGACAAGAGCACTAGCCTTGAAGTTTCCGTTAGCATCACTTACACTGTAGTAAATCGAAGAAGCATTATCAGGAGTCCAGTTTCCCGAAAGTGCTACAGCAGGAGCAGTGCCAAGAGTAATTTGAGCACTAGCCGCGACAGCATCTGAATTAGCAGCGCGAACAAAGTAAACTTGATTTGTAGCTTCAAGAATTTCAAGTGCTCCCTCTAAACCCTGGCCTGGAATAGCAGTGTTAGGCTTGCCGAATTGTCTTAACAAATTAGCTTGGCTAGTTATTAACGTAGCTTTATCAGTTGGGCCTTTGTCGGCAAAGCCCACAATCCCAACTACACTCGAATTCACATTCGGGGTGAAAATTGAAACGTCATTTTCAAGAACTACGACAGAAGGACTAGTAGGTAATGCCATGATTAGTTACTCTTTCTATAATTTGATCGCGTACGATAGGCGGTTGTTTTTTTGGAGGGTTGTGGAGTAGGGGTTAAAGGATCTGGAACACTATGTATTCTCAGCATTCTTCTCTTAACCATATTATCGGGAGCCCTACCACCCCAAGAATCAGGAACTTGAATAGTAGATTTAGGTGCTATAAACTTTTGAGAAACCCCCTCAGATGTTTCAAAAGCTACATAGATGCCTTGCATACTTGTGTTCTTAACGATTTTCATATAAAAGCTCCTAATATATTTACTAAGATAGCAATTTAAATTGAGTTAATTTACTGATTTGAATTATCAGGACATTTGAACTCACCTGATCGAATGGCTTGGTCTATTACGCTAACAGCTTCATTGCCCGCTGCATCTATAGCGAATCGATGCATCGCGTCCGTGTCTAGGCTTGCGTCGGCTTCGGGGACGATCGTGCCGTCCGGCAGACGTGTACCACCGACATTAAGAAAAGAGATAGGAACATCTACAGTGAATTGAATAAATTTTTGAAACTTTGAAGTACAAGGGCCGGGAGTTTGACCTGGACCTGGAGGAGGTGATACTCCCGAAACTTCTCCAGGAAACTGCGCTGCTCCGTTTGCCTTAAACTCACCTTCTTGTCCTTCCTCTAAAGAAAACGATGTGGAAGTCTTAGGATTTGCTATAGTAATTATATCCGATTCATAAGGATCAAGAGGCTCTTCACAATCACAACAACCCAAGTCCAACCACCCTCGCCCATCTACCTTACCGTCGTCCGGCCAGTCGTTATAAAATTCTAAAACAACAGGATCATTAAGTCGGGCTGGTAAACTTGCTATCAATTCATTGACTCTCTCTTCTGTAAACCCCATCGACCTAAATAATTTCTCTTGGTTTCGATTCTCCGCTCGTATTCTTTCCTGCGCGAGTTTAAGTTTTTCACCAGTTATAGGCCCCTGACCAGTTCCCGCAAAATTCAAACCTGCATAGTATTCTAACTCACCAAACGAATTCCTATGAATTTGATTATTGTTGTGCCTTTCAAGATACCTTGAAGGACTATCGAAGTGTGGAATCATACCTTCAAAATACCAAGTTAATCCCTCACAATTTAAACCTAAACATCCGGCATGTCCAAGCACCTCTACTTCTATAGTACAAGGTATGGCACCATTTTCTGTAGAGGTATCACCAAACGTGAGTTTGGCTAAGAAATCTAATATTCCAAGACAGAAGTTATCACCCTCTTGTTCAGAGCCTGGGCTTATGGGAAAAGTTATAGGACTCGGTGTGTTTCGTGGTCCAGTGATTGGTCCACGCTTGCAACATTTTTCAAATTCTGGATTTTTTGTCTTGCCTTCTAATCCAAATTGTTTCACAAGACCATCCTTAAAATCCATTAAGAATTTATCATTAAAGATATCAACGCCCGCAAATTTCTCGGTATCGTCACCGCCAAATCCTGGTCTCCCTACCGTCGTATACGGTTCACCACCACTGTATGTTGAACCACCCTCCATCCCTCTACTTCCTGTGCTTGGAACGATGACGCCTCTAGCGTCTTTATCTTTGTAACTGCGTTGAAAAGATATACTCATATCCTTGTTTTTAAATTTAGATGGACAAGGATAATCGCAACAACCAAGAATTTTAAACTCTTCTTGTTCAAAGTTTATAGTACCTTCTCGATATGAGAACAACTCATCCAAAAGTTCCATATCCTTTTCAGAGAACGCAGATCTATTAGCAACTGGCTCTACGCCTGCACGAATTCGGTAAAGGGTTTGTTGTGTTTCAGGAATATTTTCAGTAGGAGAAAACGGAGGGAGTCCGTGATAGAATTTATTAGCTAGGTAAGTGAGTGGCCCAAATCCCTCTCCTGCATTTTGACGTTTGTTAAAAGGTCTTTCAACTATTTTTGTAGTAATAAACTCGGGAAGATCTGTATTATTTCGCGATGTGTTTTCAACTACTTCGTAAGCTCTGCGACTAGTTCGATCAAAAGTAGAGGTTCCATCGCATGAAAATGTCTGAGGTTCCCTACAGATAGTTCTGGTCTCTTGTTCAATAACCCCATCAACAAAAAGCATATTAGGCGATGCATCCATGGTTCCTAAAAAAGGCCCTTGCTTCTTAGCCGCCGCCGCCGCATTGAACTCCTCTACAGTTTGACCCAGTGGAGAAGTGCCGTATATAAAAGGACCACCAAAGCCCAGGTCTATATATTGTTTAAATTTAAGTGCAAATTTAGTAACGACTATGCCAACACAAAGTCCTTCACTCTCAAAAGTTACAGTTGATTGATCACCGTTATCAGCGATAGATTGTTTGATCTCTTTTGTTTCTACAGAGCTATTTAAATTCTGTTGTTCATCAGAAACATTAAGTCTTGAATTTGTTGACTCAGAAACACTGCGTTGTCTGTCTCCTGTAATTTCAACCATTAGAAATTGAACTCCTGTATTTCACCTGTATTGGTTATTAAGAATTTAGGATTCTCAACATAAGTTTCTAGACTTACTTCTATGGCTTTTTGGAGCACTCGATCTTCCTTATCTTGAACTTGAACACTGCCAACGTCTGATTCAGAGATTAAAAAAACTTTATTTATACCCGAGAATTTGGTGTTAAGTTGTAAATCTGGATTAAACTTTGTAAATATAGAACTTCTTAACATGTCTAAATCAGCTTTGTATTTGCACCAAAGATTTATTGTATAGGAAATGTTAACAGGCCTTGGAGATAAACTTAAAATTCTTTTTGCTCTTAGCTCTTTCTCGTCCCAGTATTTTTCATTTAGTAGAAGTGGAGTATATCTTCTTCTCTTATCATCGTTAAGAGTTTCTGTTTCTACTATTGTTATCATCGGTAATATTAAAGTGTTGTCAGCTTTAAGCTTGCCTGCAATTCTCTCAGGGTTACCGTATACACATTTAACTTTTATCTTCTTGCTGTTACCATCAATGTAATGTAGACCACCAAACATATCTAATATGGATCTAAGACTTTCTCTGTAGATATTATCTATTTCAGGTCTAATCTTATCGGTAGTCATTTCCAATATTTGTGCTCTTAAACTTTTAGACATTAGTAAGGTCTACCCCCGATGTTATCTGATCTATTAAAATAATCTTCATTGTGAATGTCTTGAGTGTCTCTAAGAACTTTAGCATGAACTAGTAAGTGATAAACGCCATAAGCTTCAAAGCTATCTTCTTGAACCTCATAAACTTCAAACTTAATATCTTGAAACTCAGGTTCAAGAATATCACCGATCTCGATTGGTGATCCTAATATATTTTCAACATAAGATTTGTTAAAATTAAATACTTGATCATACTGAACCTCAACACCGAACTGAGATAAGTTTTCCTCTATTGGTCTTGGATCAAAGTGCCCCCATACGACTACTGGCTCAGGTGATATTGTTTTTTGACGAGACTCCATGTAAATGTCGTCAATGTCATTACTTTTGATATATTTAAATACTTTAATCTTAGATCCTGATAATTTAATATTTTCAGAATCTATCATGTTAAACAAATTCTTGTCGTTTTTCTTTTGAAATAAAGAAAGACGAGCATCCCTTTCATCTGGGATATTAGTCGGAGGTGTGTTTACTTTGTATCTCATTAGAAGATATCAAATAAAGGTGGAGCTTCAATTTCACTCTTGAGTTCTTCAACTAAAGCTATTTTTTCTTGAGCAGCTTCTTGAGATAGTATGGCACCATTAAGAATGGTACCGCCTCCAGGTCCAGGAAGAAGTTGGTATTTACCTCTAATACCTCCTAAGATTTCTTTAGCGTTAGCTAGAGTATATCTTTGAAGCCAACTCTTATAAGCGTGGTGTATTGTGTTAGGATCAAAAGCTCTGAACTCAAGAAGAACGTCTTCATCTTCATTTTCTGGGACAGGGAAGATTGTTAGAAATTTGTTATTTAAAAGTTGCCACGTAGACATCTGACCTAAAACATTTTTTACTTGCTTAAGATACTGCTGCATAAGCAAGTATTGACTAACATTATAATTGTTAAAAAGACCAGTGTTCGTAAAGAACATGATAGCAAAATCAAACTCTAGCGACCCAGGGTTAGCACCAAACTTAAAGAAGTCTCTACGATACCAAACATCGTTTAAGTTGTCCGCAATCTCTTGAGGAAGTTCATAGGTGTTAACTCCAGCTTCTGTTTTGAATACTGCATATTGAGTCATCCAATCAGGAGCATGATACTCTAATTTAGATATTGCTTCATCTATACAGATCTGTATTTGAAAGTCATCAAGTTCAACATCAACAATTGGATGCCCTAACTTAGCTAAGACATAATCTTTAATTGTTCTGTTAAAAGTTTTAAATTCATTTACGTCTTTAGCGTCTTTGTTATTTAAGTCTTTATCCATAGGACTTTTGTAGTCCTTAAGTTGATTACCTCCATAAACTCCATATGAGGAGCCATAGGATCTAACAACTGGTATTCCAACCTTGTCTCCGTATTCAGGCATATCAATATTATTTACCCTAGAGATACAAAAAAGGCTCGGATTAAATCCGAGCCTTTTTTAACCTCTATCTAATCGTTAAGGATTAGACAGTGTAGGCACCACCGAACGGTTCCGTCTGGTATCTAGTGTTCCTGAAGATCTGCGGGTTCAGGAAGTCACTACCAACACCGATCAGTCTGATCACGCGGTAGAAGCGCGAGGCGGGTTGAACTGCGGCCTTGCCGTAGCGAGTCAGGATACCCTTTCTCGGTTGGAAGGTCTCAGGAT